GATCGTTGCCCCGATGGCCGTGGCTGTCGGGATGCTGACAACACCGCTCTGATTAATCGTCGCACTTGCGCCCGATACCGACCAGGTGCCGCCAACCGCGCCCGTAAAGTCGCCAGAAGCGTCAACCGTTTGCGTGCCCGTATCCTCGGTGTAGGATTGATCCGATAGCCCAGCCGCTGCCGATGGCGCGGCATAGGTCACGGCAACCGCCGTCGCGCTGGCTGAGACCTGCGTAAAGCTGTCGTCTGCCGTCACAGTACAGCCCACGTCAGTTTCGTCATCCGCTGCAACCAGCGTGTATGTGCTGGCTGTCGCGCCGCTGATATCCGATCCGTCGCGTGTCCACTGATAGCTGAATGTGCGCGATGCAGACCCAGCCCATGTGCCGTCTGTGACAGAAAGCGTTTGCCCGACATTTGCGGTGCCGCTGATAACCGGAATGGCGCTATTTGACAGGGCAACCGACGGTGTTGTGATGACTTGAGCCGTGCTGAATGTTCGAGTGTTGCCCGAACTATCAGTTACCAGCACAGTTGCCCAAACAACATCTGTCGGACTCAGATCATAGCTGCCCGCCTCAGACGCCCCGTTGACCAAATACGTCGTGACGGCGCTTGAGATTGTGCCCTCACTAGACGCATAGGATCCTGCGGTGTAGCCGTCCGCTGGGGTCTCCGTGTCATCCACAGCAACCATAATCGGCGATGCCGTAGCGGTGATGACAGGAGGAAGCCCCATCGCGCGAGACACACCCAGCCGTGCGCAAAGTCCAATCATGTGCGCGCTCTTTCCTGGTAGTAGCAGACATAAGGGACGCAGGCCTTAACCTCAGTGGATGTCATCGAGTGCACGCAGACGCAGGCCCCGAACAATGCAGACGCATCAACCGCGTTTTGCAGGAGGTAGTCGCCCGCGCCGTCTAGATCGACCTGCCTACCGTCGATGCGGAACCGGGCGTCGCCGTTGCTTTGCACTTCCGCATACATTTCCTTGGGTGGCGTGGAACTGCCAAACTCAACACCGGTGTTTACGACCTGTGTCGTCCCGCCGTTGTCGCGGGCGACGATGTGGATCGTTGCGCCGGATGTGTATCTTGAGAACAAGAACCCGACAAAATCGGTCTCAGTAGCGGTCACAGCGCCCGCACCCGTCACCTCTCCGGGGATGGTGTTGCCTGATGCAACCGACGAAAAGCCGATGAACCACGAGACTTGGGATGCGTCCGCCAGAATAGACGCGTTCATGGCCATGGCATTGCGGAAGTCACTTGAAACGCTGTGAGCGGGCGAGAAGATTTGACCCGTCGCCAGCTTCGCGCCTGCGGTCATGTCCTCAGCGCCAGACGCCGGAATAGTGATCTCAAGGCCCGCGTAGTCGTTCTGGTGAAGCCGTGAGAACGTCGTGACGCCAGTTCCGTTGTACTCCCTGAGAAGATGGCTCGGAAGCGCCAGGTCAATAGACCCCGCGATGCTGTAGGGCAGCGTAGCAAGCGGAGACGCTACCGCAGGTGCCCGATGCTCAACGCTTGCGTGAACACCCCCGGCAACGCGGATCTCATCGTCAACGTTGTCAAAGGTGCAGTTCAGCGCCCCTAGCCGCTCCGTGTCATTCGCATCAACGCCGACGCCGAAGTCTTGAATGTAGCCTTGAACGCTGCAATTTACGCCGCCATCAAGGCGGATAGCTGTTGCGCCGCCCTGGTTTGACCCAGGCCCGGTGAAGTAGCCAGACAAGTGCACGTTGGTTGGCGCGTTAGATGCGCTACCGACCCGGACCATGGCAACGGTCATGTCGTCGCCGTCGTCAATTGGACGGCCCTGAATGTTCACGTTGATGTTTTTGCCGTGCGTGATGTAGACGGCTTCCTCGGTGTTTTCCTCAACGTGCAAGTTGTACACGCCGACATTCGAAAGGCCCGTGCCGCCATAAACCGGGTGCTCACCGATCACCAAGCCCTGACGGTTGCTGACCGTGCGCCCGCTGATAAGTGCCGGGTTCGAGCACTGCGCCATCGTAACGCCGTTAAGGGTGCCACCGCCGTTGGTCGTGAAGTTCTTACCGTTCTGGAAGTTGTTGGACAGAATTGTAGCGTGGTTGCAGTACAGAAACTCACAGACCGCGAAAGGCCCGTTCACCGACGCGTATGTGATCTGTGACACAGCATCACCGTTGGCGTCTGTGACCCCAAGGGAGTTTTGACCCCATTCACCCGGCAAAGATGACAGGAAGTTTGTATCAGACGTTTCTGGCTCAAACTTGTTGCGCGCGATAAACGCCGTCCCCTCAACGTTGATAAACCGGGTGCACCCGTTGATCTCCATATCCGTCAAGACGCCCTGTGACGTCGGCTGTCGGCTGATCGACCAGCGAAGGTCCGAGCCGTCGCCCGCTACGCTTTCGTCGGTGTATGTTTTGCCGAAAGAAAGGTAAACGTTGGACAGTGTGCAATAGTTCCGGTGCGCGCCGCGCCAGTGAAAGCGCGTGCCCGTCGAATAGCCGTTGTGAGCGCCCTCGACGTTCCACCAGATCTGCGCCCCGCCGCAGTCAACGCGCGCTAGGTCAAAGAGCATGTTCCAGCGATTAGCGCTGTAGACCTTTGCCGCATCCTGGAACAATGTGGACTGGTCCAGCGTAGAACTGCTGATAAGGCCAAAAGCCGACAACGGCACCTCTGCCCCTTCAGCCAGGTTGAACCGCCCGCCGCCCGCTGGGGAGTAGACGCCTGCGCCTGTACGGGTGCCGTCAGGGTCAAACTTGAATTTTGCAGTGCCCGTTGCGGTGCCGACCTCGACCATGTCGCCGTCAGCCCACTCTTGGTCAATGGCAATCGCAGTCTCGAAGTTGTCGAAAGACGAGAAGTATGGGCCCGACTCAAACAGCTTGTCCCCGCCCGCAGTCGTGATGGCCTGCCCAGATGCACCAGAGGCCCCCACGATGTACCAGCGCCCAGTGCCCCGGACTTGCACAAAGGTGCCTTCGACCATTTCCGAGCCGGTATACGCGGTCAGCTCCGCGACGGTATCAAACGCCAGCCCCTCCGGGTCATAGAACTGAACATTCCGCAGTGTCTCGGACGTTGTGCTGCCAGTCACAACAATATCATAGGTGCCGTCTGGTGCAGCAAAGTTGACCTTGCCCGTGGCATCCGTTGTGAGCGGCTGTGAGAGCACCGCACCGCTTGCGTCGTAGATCGTGGCTGTTGTCTGAGAAACCGCCTCACGGACGCTAACAGTCGCACTTGCGACCGCATCGCCTGCAAGGTTTTGGATGGTGAAAGTCTGGAACTGCATTATGCCCAAGCCCTTACATAAAACTCCCAGTAGGAGTTGGTGATGTCGCGCGGCGTGCCGTTTGACTTGTTTGTGAACCGGAATGCGCTGGCTTCATTGCTGAACCGCACGTAGACGTTTGTTGCGTCCGAGTAGACGCTGTTGACTTGGTTCTGATCCCCAGCAATCGAGACGACGACCTCATCACCGACCAACCAGTCGCGCTCTGCAGTCAGGCATTTGAGGTAAAACGTGAACATGACCGGCTGCGCAGAAAGACCATGCGGCAAGGTCAGCAACGCACCGGATGTGATGGTCTGACCCGTGCTCTGAAACATGTTGTCAGTCATGACGGTCTTATTCAGCGTCTTGACCGCCAAAGCCGTTGTAGGGCGACTGTCGCTCTCATTCGTGTCGATCAGGTTGGACGCGACAACGTCTTGCTCCGCCGAATTGCCAAGCCCCAAGGTTGATCTCGCTGTGCTTGCGTCTACGTCATCCAGCAGTGAGCGAGCATAAGACGTTACCGTCATTGATGCGGCTTGATTCGCGCTGGTGAAGTACACGGCCTGATCCGCCACCAAGGACAGATCCGACACCGATTGAAGTCGTGCGGAATAGGCTTGCGAGACATTGCCCAAGCCGTCCAGCTTGAGCAATTCGGCGTCCCGCTCCGCGATCTGAGCCATCATCTCCCGGATGGCGTCGTTGATGCCTGACGGGAAACACCCTTCCGAAATGTCGTTTCCGCCAACATCACGGTTATTGCTCTCAGTGGTTGACCACTGAGTTACTGCCGATTTTACCATTTTGCTTGCCTTATTCGGAGGTGGCCGCGCTCATACCGCCGACCATGTACGGCAGCAGCAGGGCTTCGAATTGCTTTTCAACTCGGGGGGAGTTGACGTCGCTCAAGAGCAGCCGGAACAATTCCGGGTCCTCGACCGCGTCAGCGATTAGCTGGGATGCTCTGTCACGCGTAATAAACCGCATCATATCGCGCGCACGACTTGAGCCGATCTGAGCAGCCTGGAGGCTTGCGCCAACGTCGTTACCGCCCAATGCCGAGCCGACGTTGGCGCCGACAATCCTTGCGGCTGTGTCCAGCAACGTGCTGACGTTTGATCCCGCCAAGCTGCTGCCGATGTCCGGTGTCGCCTTAAGGGCCGCGTCCCGCTTTTGCAGTTCCTTGGCGATGCGCTGCATCCGCGAGAACTCGGCAGGCGTAAAGACTTGACGAAACGCCGCCTTTAGCTTGGGGTCTGACAGTTCGCGAATGACCCCGTCGCCGGTCATCCGTGAGCCTTGGATTAGCTGATCAGAAAGAAGGCTTTTAAGGCCAGCCAAAGCCTGCCCAGACCCGTCGCGCCGGGCCTCGTTGACAATGGCTCTCGCCGCTTTGACGGGATTTCGCGCCTCCGAGAATGCCCGTATGGCACTTTGCGGCGACCCATTGATTAACCGCGCACCAGCGGCAAGTTTCTCGGTTTGAAGTCTGCCAAGGCGTTTCTCCAATCGCGCTGCGAACTGATCCGCATATTCGCGCGATTCCACCGCCTCTTTCAAGTCCTCGCGCAAACCGGGGTATCGGTCCAGCAATTCAGCGTTTTTCTGGACAAACCGAGCCGCCGATTTTCTATCAAATTCACCTGTCGGCCCGACAATGGCCTCACGCGCAAGTTGCTTGGTATAGTCGCGGATGTACTCGTTAGCCTCGGGCGCGGCATCGCTGATCTGGCGAGCCGCAACGGCCCCTTTATTCCCCTGACGGCCCACGGTCTCATCAAGCGCCAATTCAGGCTCAATCCGGGTGTCGCCCTGGTTCGTCTGGTTCCTCAGTTTGCCGGGTGCGCCTGTGCTGAATGTCTCCTTGAGCGCACGTGTTGCAGCGCGCGCAAGCCCGAAGTCATTACTTAAAACCGGGCTTTCGTTGATATCCGCAAGGATCGCATCGGCAAGAGTGTCGGCAATCCTTGCCTCGTTCGCATTCGGGCTAGGGCCTGAATTTGCATTCCGCGATATTTGGCGCAGACGCGAATATAGGCTGTGCATCTCCCGCGCGCTCTCGAAGTCCTTAAACGCCGCGCCGCCCTCGCCTAACAGGTCCTGCGCAACACGCGGGATATCCAGCTTGAGCGCCCTACCCGTTTCTGCGTCAACAGTCTCAAGTGCCGCCTTCGCGTTGCCTGTGGGAACCTTGAGGTTAAAATCAATCTTGTCCCAAAGTGCGCGCTCTTCGGCCTTCGACTCCGCATAAGCCCGATCCAGTCGCTCTGACATCGCGAGCGAATTCTGCATCTCCGTCCGCTCGGGGCCAGTGCGGTCAATCGCCTGGTCCGCGCGGTCCGTGTAGCCCTGCGCCTTCTCGCGAAACCGGTCAGCAAACTCACGACGCCGCTGCTCGAAGAAATTGCGCGTGTCCATAATATCGCCATCGACCTTCATCAGGTCTTCAGCGGTATCCTTGCTTTGCGCCGCACGCTCTTCCAGCCGCGCACGCAATGCGGGGTCTTCCTTGGCAGCCATTTGCTCCAAGGCCAGCATCTTGGGATCGTCCGTCTGCTGCGCTGGCGTCAGGTTCAGCGGGTTGTCCGGTGTGATCCTGTCGCTCAATTCCGCCGCCCGCGCGCCGCCACCCGCAAGGTCTACAACGCGGTTGGAGGCAACCGCCATAGCGCCGGGCTTGGTGAATGGCGCAATCTCGCGCTTCACCTTGTCCAGAGCCTTGCTTGGGGCTTTGGTCGCAGCCAGTGCACCAACACCCATGGGGGCCGCTATAGCCGCTGTCTGCTGCGCCCATTCGGGCAAGCCCGCGTCCTTAGCCGCTTGCTCCGCTCCCCCGCTCACGCCGCCTGCCAGCGCCTCTGAGCCTAGAGCGCCGAGTGATGCAAGTCCTTGCCCCACATCATCAGCCATTTGACCGATAAGACCGGGAACCTTGGACATGAGTTGAGCGCCCTTTGCGACAGGCGCGGCCAGCCCCAATGCTTCACCCGTACCCCGAGCGAAACCGTCAAGAAAGCCGGTAGCGTCACCCGTTGCAACGTTGGTACCGATGGCATTCATTCCCTTTGCCAAGCCGTCTTTCGCGCTGCCTGTCGAATACGGCACCATAGACGTCGGCTTGTCGAAAGGGTTGATCAGATCCACAAGCCCGCCGACACCGTCAGCAATACCCCGGTTAACGTTTGCCATGAAGCCTTGCGATTGAGGCCCGGCAGCACCGCTATCCCGCATCCGGCCTGCGATTTGCGCCAGCTTGCGAGCGTCTTCTGTGTTGCCAGCCGCGTCCGCCGCTTTTAGCGCGCGCATCACGTCCTCAAGGCTTCTGTCCGCCATTATTTGGCCTCCAGGTACTTGTCGATAAGGCTGTTGTCCTCGTCTGACAGATCAACGCCTTTCGGCTGAAGCCGCTGCAATGCCTCGTAGACCGTCTGGCGGGACATGTAGAGGCCATTGAGCCTGTTGTTGACCTCTTCTCGGGCCTTGGGGGACAGAGGCTCTGACAGCCGCCTTTGCAGGGCCTGCGAGTCCCGCTCAAATTTGTTCATGAGTTGCTGCAACTCGCCTTTTGCCTTTTCAGCGCCCTCAAGCGTCCCGGCCTGCGGCATCAACTTGCGGATGCGCTCCATAAGAGCCTGGGCAGGCTGACGCCCGTAGGCTTGTGCGAATTGGTTAAGCAGGTCCTCTTCCGCCATATCGAAGAAACGGGAATGCTCTGCCGCCTCTGGGTAGACCTCACCCTGACCGATGAAGTCAGACGCCAGGTTAGCGCCGCGCTTAAACAGGCCCTCGGCCCCAAAGGCTTGCGACCCGTCTGTCGGGATGCCCGGCGGCATAGAAAATGGTGCTTGAGGCGCTGCCTGCGGAGCAGCTTGAGGCGCTGCCTGTGGCGTAACGCCTTGGGGGGTCACGCCCTGCGGTGCTCGGACTGGAATCTGCGTCTTGTCCAGCGCGTAAGGCTCGCGCGTCAATGGATCTGCGCCGCCGATAATTGCGCCCGACGCAATCTTGACCGCCATTTCTTCACCAACAATCGCGCCCAAAGCCGCGACCTTCTCTTGGAAAGACGAGCGGGGGTTCATCATTTCAGACGCAAGCGCCGAAAACTCCGGTGTGCCCTTCTGGATGCCAGCCGCATCGGCAACATACTCGACATTGCGCTGCGCTGCCGTGGCCTCTGGCGTCTTGGTCAGGTCACTTGCCGCTGAAATGCCCTCAGACCCTCCGACAATGCCCTGCACCGTCACAGGTGCCCGCTCATAGGAAAACTGGCCCGCAGAGTATCCCAGTTTCTTCATCCGGTCGGCGTTCTCAGCCATCCACCCGGCATAGAACCGCTCGCCGCTACCATGCGCCGCCAAGGCCTCAGCCCCCAGCGCCTCACGCTGCGCGTTGACCGCGTCAGGGTTGTCGCCCGCCAAGATCTGACTGGTTTCCTTGGTGTCCGGGTTGTAGGCATACTGCCCGCCGTTCGGACCTTCGAAGAAATGCGGATCACTCTTGGCCGTCTGACCCGGCATGATCTGGACAGTTTCAGTCGTTTTTGGGTTGAACGCAAAATGGCCACCGTTCGGCCCCTCAAACCGCTGCCAACTCACAGGATCGCCGTCGCTAGGGAACGCGCGCTCAAGCGCAATCTTCTTGACGCTCTCTGGCACGTTGGACGACATGACAATCTGCGCTAGGCGGTTCGGGTCAAACTGCGGTTGCCGACCTGTCGATGACTGCACGGGGGATTGAGCACTCAAGACCGGGTCGCGACCGATGTTTGCGTTTGTCACGCGCCCGCCTGGATCAGCCGCACCGAAGATGTGGTTGCCAATCCGCAGCCAATCACCGCCCGCACGCGCCTGCCCCCATGCGGGGTTAGCCACCTTGTCGTTGTAATAGTGCGTCGCGCCGTTGGTCGGGTCTGAGTAATTCCCGGACAAAAGCATGTCCGTAGCCTGATAGGCTGTCTCGCTTGGCTTGATGTTGGCCATATCCAGCGCGCCTTGGCCTCCGGCATAACCGGTGACGCCATTCCACGCCGAGAACTGACCGGGACGCATAATGACACCCTGAAGCCCGTCTCCGTATCGACCCGACGCGACCCGGTTATTGATGACAGCGCCCGCTGCAACCATGCCCTCAAGGCCTTCGCCGCCAGCCTCAGCCATCAGCGTCTTGGCCAGCATATCGCGATCCTGCGGCGATGCTACCGGCGCACCCATGTCGAGAGCGCCCGGCGCGGGCAGTGAAGCGTTGACCGGTTGGCCCATGTCCAAACCTGTTGGGGTCACGGATGCGGGCTGTGGGGGTTGCGGGGTTGGTTGACCGCCGCCCATGGCATTGCCAAAGAACCCGCTAACCGCCGCCAGATCCGACGCACGCTTGGCCTCGGCATTCGAAGCCTCTAGCGCCGCCGCCTCTGCCGATGCCTTTGACTGAGCAATCGCCCTCTGTCGGTCTTGCAACGCCATCATGCCAGACAAGCCTTGACCTGCCTGTGAAAACGCGGGTTGTCCTTGCTGCATGGACTGCGCCATGGAAAACAGCATGGGAGACGCCGCGTAAGCCGCATCGCCAAGCCCCGCTAGGCCTTTCGGCAGTATTCTTTGCATATCAGAAAAGCCCCATAAGACCGGCCCCGAGACCGCCCGCGATTGCGAAAGGTGCTGTCACCGGGTTTGCGGCAAGCATCCCGTAGGTGCCTAGACCCCCAAGTGCAGCGCCGCCCGCCTGCTGTGCAAAACTTGCCCCCGGCTGCGTCTGCGTCATAGACCCGTTACTGCCCATGCCGCCGAAGCCCATGGCCAAGTTTGCAAAGTTGTTGAGGTTGTTCGCAGGCTGGTTTTCCGCTTCGTAATAAGCGCCCATATCCGAGTTGATCAGGTTCTGAGCATAGGCGTCCTGCGCCCCGCCAACCGCGCTTGCCATCTGACCCGGCATATACGCCGCTTGATCAAGTGACGGCGCAAACGCCGCAGCCCTCAGTGAGTTTTGCTGCATGTTGTTGAATGCGTCGTACTCGTAAGGCGCTACGGCATCCATTGCGGCTTGGCCGACATAGTCCATGGCCTGAGAGCTATTCAGCATCCCTGAGCCTGAGAAAGCCGCTGTCGCCGCCGGAATGGCCGATGCCAAGGCGTTGTTCTTGACCGCCTCTAGCTGGTCGGTCTGGTATCCGCCGTCAAAGAAACCGGCCAAGCCTTGCTGCGCCTGACCTGTGAGGCCCTGGCCGCTGTTGGCTTGGTTCAGGATCATATCCTGACCCATTTGCGTTGCGTCACTCAGAGCCGCGACCCTGTCGCCACTGTAAGGCGTCGGCGCAAGCGCTCCTTGCGAATACAGATCCTCAGCACCCGCAATGCCTTGCTTGAGGGCTGGCCTTGCCGCCTTCCACGGGTCCGCCTTCTGGACGGTTGTTTGCTGTGTGCTGTTGTCAGGCATCAGCGATTTCCTTCACAAAAGTGCGGTGAGTTTCGCGATATCCAAGGGTTTTCGCGAGTTTTGCCCAGCCTGGACGGGTGTGTGCGGCAATCCGAGACTTGCCCAATGCCCGCGCCCAAGCCTCAATTTCGGCATCAAGTGCCTCTTGCCAGTCCTCACGATTGGATCCGGCGCAATGCGTGATGACCACTGCGTCAGGCTCGACTGTTGTAAGCGCCAAGGCCTGCCAATCGCCAATTCTCCAGACCTGACGCGTTCGGGCCAGGATATCGTCCTCAAGCCCAGCCGCCCCGCCACCCGTGAATGAGCGCTCGGCAAAATTCATGAGAAACGGCAGAATATTGGACCGATACCGCATGTAGTCAGTCGCCGCGATGCCCTCGATCATGTCGCGTAAACACCCTGATAGTCATAGCCCAAGCCATAGACGTTGACCGCCGATGCGCTGCTGCACTGCGCCCGCAGGGCCATGCCTGGATCTAGCATTGCTGGTTCATCCCGGCTGAACAGCGTAACCCGGCTGTTGGCTGGCACCTCAAAGTTCCTGACGATGGCCTGCGACGTGTCCGTCGCAGTGTCCGCAGGCACAAAGTAAATCGTCACAGTCTCAAGTGTTGCGGTGATGTTGGCCAAGAACAGGCTTTCGATCTGAAAGTCCGCGTCCGCCCGCGCTTCAAGCAGCGTAGAGACGGTGTCGCCAAGCTGCGTCACAGAAACCGGGCGTGGAACCCGTAGCGCTGGTGCGCGTTCCTGCTCGGTCCTGATTGCCTGGAAGCCAAGTGTCATCGCGTGCCCCCCGGTCTGTACTGGACCTGAACGGCTGAGGCCCCCGACCATTCCCCGGCGGGCTTTGTCACCCTGACCGCAACGTGCTTGCCCTCACCTCGCACCGGCGCAAAACCACCGTAGCCAGTGGCAACCGTAGCAGACTCAGCCTGCGTGTTTTGGGTGTCGCGAAGTCGCAATGTCGCGGTCAAATCCCAGTCGCCGCTGTCAAGGACAGGCGTCACACCAGACACAAACACACGCCGACCCGGCGCTGGCTGGAACTCGCCCGTTTCCCAGGTCGCTTCTATCGGCGTACTCAGGAATAGCGAATATGACACATCAGTCCCGTCGCTTGTGAAGCATGCCAAGACACGTTCCCTAGCCTTGAACTGAGCACTATCCAGCGACACCGGCATAGCGTCTAGGTCCGGGTAAAGAGCATCGACCTGCTCAAGCGTCAGGCCTGCTACGGGTGCCCCCACGATCCATTGCGTGGATACCTGCGCATAGGACCAACGGTTTTCCTCCCAAGCATAGAAAAGCAGCGTGTCAGCGTCGGCGCGCTCCGATGTCGGGAAAGACCAGACCACACACTTGTTTTGCCAATCAATCGCCGCTTGCACCTCGGCTACGCGGGTTGGCTCTACGCTGTCGAAAAACCATTTATTGATGCGACGAGAACCGATAGGCTCAATCGTCGTGCCGTTGGTCACGTAAAAGCCGTCTTGGGCCAAGAAATACGTCAGATACCCCACTGTAGCCGTTGAGAACGGGGCTAGAGCGCCACGGTCTTCGGAAATGGTCTCGGCCTGCCAGACGGTAGGAGGCCCCACATACGCAAGCCGTGTGATGCCGCGCGTCTGGAACACAATGGCATAACGTCCGCCCGCAATCTTCTGAACCTGACCGCGTGCCGGGTCCAGATCCAGAAACCCTGCCTGCGTCAGCCTGGATGGCGTCCAGTCATCGCTAGGGGCGTTGATCGCAGACCATTGGATACGGCTTGCTGCGTCGGTGATGTTGCCGAACATGACAAAATCACCGACGCGCGCGCAGCGCCTAGCCTCGGGGGGTGAGCCGCCAAGCGCTGAAAACGTGTCGTCTGATGTGACGTTTTCCAGATATTGCGGGGGATTGTTCGCCGCTGTCGCAATCACAAACGTGTTGAACTGACAGAAGTCCCAAGCCTCGTTTTCGCCAATCGATGGCAGGCCGCTGGTGCGGGTCGCGACGCCGCCGCGTACAGTGAACAAGGCGTCATCCGCGCCACATGCAACGATGCTGTTGCCCGCAGGCGTGTAAAACTGCCTAGCCCCTCTAACGGCCCGGTCTATCGTCGCACCCGTTGCCTGCAGCCCTGCGAGCGGACCATACCCCCCAGGCGTCGGGACAACGTTAAGCGCGTCCTCAAGGCCCGGCTTTTGATAAGTCGGTCCATCTGGCAACCATTCGCCAAGGGGGATTTCGGCGGTTTGCATCTTATTTCGCCATTCCCATCAACCCGCCGAAGGACTGAGCGTCCTTGTCCGACATGCGCGACCGCAAAACATCAAAGTGACCGCCCATGCCAAAAGGCATAGAGTTGCGCGGTGCGACCTGCTGCGGCTGGAATTGCGGCATTTGGGGCTGCATCTGGGGGGGCTGTGGCTGCATCTGGGGATACATGCCCTGCCCGCCCTGCATCATGTGATACGGGCTGTGAAAGCCGTTTAGTCCTTGCATGGATCTCTCCTAGTCGTGCGGCACCAAGCGGCCTGTGGCGCGCTTGCGTGCAAACTCTGCCTGCATGTTGTTCTCAATCGGCCCGGCAATTGCGCCAAACTCTGCCGCGCGGTCTGGGTCGCGAAGATACTTCAGGCAGACCCGGCCACATGCGCTTGCCGTAACCAGTTCCCGACCCTTGTCGAACCACACGCTCTTGTCCGTGTCGGTAATGGGCACGGCGGGCTTGACCGTCGCGCTCATAGTGATGCTGAAAACACCGTTCGGCGTCGGATACAGGCCAATGCGCTCGGCATAACGGGTGTAATAGATTGGGGGCCCGCCAAGCGTCGTCCCGCGCTGCATCCGTTGGAACTGAGAAAAGTCGATGTGGGTGATGTCGTGATAAATCGCGTTGGTGTTGTCGCGCATGTAGTCGATTTTCAGAATCCGTGAGGCATCAACCGGAAAGGCCACAGCCTCAGCCAGCACAAGCTGGTTCGTCGCGGTCCTCACAAACTGCGTTGCGTTGTCTGTCTGTGCGTCCAGTTCCGCGCCAAGCGACCCTGTTTCATCGATCTGCGCGTACCAGGTCTGATCTGCGACCGTCGTCAAGCCAAGGTTCAACACCTCTGTCAGGTGCCACGGCTTGCGGTTGTAGTCCTCTACCGTCCGCGCAATCTCGCCTTTGATCTCGCTTTCAAGGTCAAGGATCGATGCCCCGTCCGAACTGGCCCGGCCAAGCATTTTGGCGCAATCAAGCGCGATTTCCGCTAGTGTGCTCATCAATCGCCGCCTGTATTGTCTCGGGTTTCATCCGCCCGTGGGCGGGCTTGCCGAAGATCCGCTTGTACTCTTCGCGCGGGGTCAATTGAGGCGGGCGAATAACGCCCGCCTCTTTCTTTTCCGCAAAACGCTGTCGGCGTCTCACTTGCCCTTGCCCTTGCCGCTCTTGACGACTTCCTTCGGGGCCTTGGAATTCATTTGCTTACCCATGGTTAAGCGCCTCCGTTGTCTACAAGGTATTCGACCCAGACCACGCCAGCGCCAGCAGTTGGGGCTGTGCCTGCGGATGTGTAGTCGCAGGTGATCTCAGCGCCTTGGGGCAGATACGCGTCTGCCGCCGTGGCCATGTCGTCAGCCGCAATCACGCCCGCCGTGGTCAGATCAAGCGCGGAACCGTATTCATCGGCATCCGCTGCAGTCCCGTCGCCGGCTTCACGAAAGCCCAGATCCAGAACGTCGCTGGTGCCGCTGTCAAACGCAGTAGAGACGACAACGCCCCCGCGAATGATGGCCGCACCCTTTGGCACCCAACCCAGCGAAAGGGTCGTACCGTCGTCAGTGTAGGCAACCGCACGGCGCAGGTAATGCACCTGATTCGTGTGATACCCCTGACCCATTGTTTCAGCAGTCATATTGATTGCTCCTTAGCTTGGGTTGGTCTGAGTGGCGTAGGTGGACACAACAATCGTTCCGAAGTCCTCGGCGTTTGTTGCGCTGTCATCTGCCGGGGTAAACTTGGTCTTTTTCATGCCCCAGATGCAGCCGCCCGACACACCCAACTGGTTGCCGTAGTCAAACATTTCCTCGTGCCAGGAGTAGCGCTCTGCGCCGTTTTCCGAGCCGTAGGCAATGGTTGCCGCCTGCGCGCCACACAGAACCGCACGACGGGAAGTCGCGAAGTTTGCGCCAGTGTCCGAGCGCACGCCCTGAGTAACCCGCGAGGCCTTGTGCAGAATCACGCCGTTATAGACGCCAAGCGACCCTTTGAAGATCGGGTTGCCTGCGACATCGCCACCCTGCATTGCTGCCTTCTGGATGTCTGCCCATTGGCCTGTGGCGGTGTTAGTCCGCAGCGACGTGGCCTGATAGTCATGAATAAACATGACATACATGTCCTCACCACCAATGCGAATTGGGCGGATCAGAGGGCCGGTGTTGGCTTCGATGCTGGCCGTCTCGGCGCGCTCTCGCGCAATGTCGATCAGGTCAAGCGTGAAGATGTCACTCGACGTCAGGCTTTCATCATTGGCCTGGTTGCCAGCGCGGATGATGCGGTTGGCCGTTGGCGCTGTGACTGCGTTGTGACCTGTGTAGAGGCCACGGGTCTCAGCAGTGTTGCCGCAGACGTGGTTGAAAAACACAGTGTCTTTACGACGCGCAAACCAGTCGGACAGGCCATTTTTACCCTCGTTGCGCATGTTGTAAGGCACACGCTGCTCGGACATTTTGCCCTTCGAGCGGGTCGCATGACGCATCTGGTTGATAACAACGCTGTCGTCAAAAAAGCGCAGGGCCTCTTCGTTGCCCTCAAGCGTAGCATCACCCTCGACGCCCTCGCCCTCAAGCTGAGGACGCAAGCCGCAGGTGATCTGATCACCCGCCGACTTTTTCAACTCGGTTTTCTCTTGGATCAGGCTGTCTTCGCCCTTTCCGATGAATTTGCCAATGAAGGTCTTGCGATACGCTTCACGAGCAAGGGTCTTGGACCACAGCTTGACGGCAAGCGGATGGTTGACCCCGAATTCGGTCTTAGCCATTGTCTGGCTCCGTTTATCTGGGATTTCATTGCCGCCCTATGACGCTGGACACGCGATGTCGGCTTGACGCCCCGACTGGCGAAGGCCCGTTAGGCGGGCAAGGCCTGAACTCAGCCGCCCAAGAGGCGGGAAAGCTCTTCTTGCGGGACTTTTGCAAAGTCCGCTTCGGTAAGGTTCGCAAGGTCCTCGGCTGTCATGCCCCCCGCTTGCGCGGAGCCACCT